ATTTTGAATAGATAAATTTTATGTGTACCATCAGTATTTGCTTCAACAGCTCTAACTCTAGCTGTACCAATTGTTGTACCAGAATTAAAAGTAGCATTATCTTTTAAATCTAATTCATCATTAATGTTAAAATTGGGAATACCTAATAAATTTTCTACTGTTACATAATTTCCGTACTCAACAGAAATAACTTCATTTTCAATTGTTAAAGTATCTCTAGCTCTATTTACGGCTATTGTAGATTGAATATCACGATGAGCTCTATAACCATTTACATATGCTGTTCCTTCACTAACTTTTAATTTTAGTAAAGTTGGATCAGTTTCATCTGAATCATAAGAAATTTTAAAGGGTTTTACTAAATAGTTGCCTGATTCTTCTTTAGTTCTTAGTGCTAATAAATCATTAATCTTATTGTATTGGTCAAATCCAGTAGAAGCTTCAAGAACTTCAGAATTTCTAATTTTTGCTAAATAAACAAATGTTTCATCTGAATCAATTAAGTCTTTAGTTGTAAGAACTAATTTAATTCTATAACGATCAGCACCAGGAGCAGTAGTGTTTGGAAGAGCACCTGAATTGTCATACAAAGATTCATCGTCATCTACTGTAACAATGTCTTGAACTACTTTAAAACCAACTTCAACTGTTACTGAGGGAGAATACTTAGCTAAAATAATAGATTGTTGTTCAGCTTGGACAAAAAACCCATTTACAAAATAAAATCCTTGACCTACAGAAAATCTTACTGACTTACCTACTGCTGGATTTAAAGCTGTATTAGTTGTTTGTACTGTTAATACAGTACCAGTATTAATACCAACTAAATCTTCGCCCGGAGTTAATCTAATTGGAGCTGTGGATGTTGTGCCATTTAATGTATTAGTATAAGAAACATATAAAGTGGCTGGATCAGTTAAAGTAGCAGCTTTCTTTTCAATAACTTTGACTCTTACACCAGATGTTTGACCTAAGAATGTTTCTTCATCAATAGAATTGTCTGTTGGCAATGTGTACGCTGACGTGTCAAGTTTAACAAATTCGTATGAATCATTTAAAGATAGTCCACCTGGAATTACAGTAGCACCCTCTTTAAAAATGTTTCTTCCGAATCTTTCAATTTGTTTTTGAATAATTGTTTGTAGTTGTGTTAATTCACGCGCTTGTAAAGCTTTACCTTTATTAAAAAGAATACGATGAAAGTTGTCGCTATCAGCGTAATCATCTCTATAACGAGTTTCAAAAATATTTTCAGTGTACGTAATTGTCATTTTTTATCTACTCTTATAATTGAAGAATAATTTTAATATCTTCTGTTTGATTTGCTGTTCTAGCTACAGCAGTTCTATTATCAATATAAAGAACTTCCCCGGAGAAAGGATCTACTTCAGAACTATCTATTAATTGTGAAATGATTCCATTTCCTGTGCCATCTGATTCTGTTAATGTTTCACCAACAACAAAGGAACCATATCCAGTATCATCATTTTGGTGATAATAAATAATATCTGAATCAACTTCATCGATGAAAGCTTTTGTTCCGGATGTGCTACCAACAATGACATTATCAGAATTAAATGCTAAAGTGATTGGAGACATTTTCATAGATTTTAAAGCATTAGCTGTTTCTGAAGTTAAGTCAGAATCAGAACCATTTCCTTTCTTAGGATTTTTAATAATACCTATCTGTCTAAAATCTTGTAAGATAATAAAATCATCTAAGCTTCCTTGTGTTTTTGCATGAAGCATAAGGCCACTAGCTTTTAAATCTGATCTTGCATCAAAGCCTAAACCATTGTGATCTGTTAAAACTGCTCTTGCTGTTGCACCAGTACCACCTCCACCAGAAATACTAACTTCAGCATAATCGAATCCAGTTGGATATGATAGAGTTGAAGAATCATTATCGAATTCAATTTTAGACACTGTATTAGTAGAAGAGTCAATGAAAGCGGTGATGCTATAATCACTATCCGCACTATTTCCAGTAATTGTTACAGTTGGCTTTGATGTATATCCACTGCCTCCATCCGTAACAACAATAGAAGTAATCATTCCACCAACAGCCGTGTCTTGAATTTCTTTATGCTTTATTTGAATACCAGTGGCATCAGAATCCAATTCTCCAACAATTTTACTGACGGGCATATAATTTGCAGATAAGAAGTAATTTGCTTCTAAAGCAGAAATTGTATATAAAAATTTCCATACATATCCATCTGCAGTTTCAAAGGCATGATTATTTGATCCTGTTGGCTCTACAGTAGAAGGAACAGCTGATCCTGTAGTATCTCTACCAGTTCTTAAACAAACATAAACGTGATGATTTTGATTTAAAACATAATAGTTCGGAGAAGGATGACCTGCTTGAGTATCATCATATTGAGCATAAGTTGTTCCAGTTGTCCAATTTACTCTTGCTACTGAAAATGAAGTTGATAAGATTTTCTTAACAGATTGTAAACTTTGTCTAAATTCACGAATATCTTTCATAGTGTTAGTTGGAGTGATGGGATTGTCAGCGCTGTCCCAATACTCAGATCTGCCTACACCAATGTAGTATCTATCACTTGAGTCGTTGATACCATCTATGATATCTTGAACGATACTCTTCTTAAAAAAATCAGTTATTACGGCTGCCATTCTGTTTGTCCTATTAAAACTGTAGTGCTTATCATAATTTATTTTTATTATTTATAAGGTTTATGCTGCATAATGCTCATAAGTGGCTTCCATAGCATCAAAGATGCTGCTAAATGTTGAATTAGCACTATCTATTGTTAAAGATTGATAATCTCTAATTTGTACGTTTGGTTCAAGTCTAACAGTATATATTGTTTGGCTTGAATCTGCGTTTCTATCAGTATATGAAGAATCTGTTTCAATTAAACCATTGAGTTGATGCCAGATATATTGTTGAGGATTTCCTGATTCACCAGTAATATATTCAGTAGCACCCATAGTTTGAATTAGAGTTGTGTCATTGTCTACAACTAAAGTACTTAATAAGTCTATAGTTGATTCATATGTTACTTCACCAGCAGCAGAATCTAAAATAACATTCGGCGCAGTTAAAGTATTTGTTTGAGCTGTTAAAACTAAAACTTCTGCACCCAAATAAAACCCTGCAGGGTGAACAAATTTTCGATATAGATTTTCCCAAGTAGCAATTGAGATTGGTGCTTTTACAAGAACTGATAGAACTTGATAAAGTGCACCATCTTGTAAAACGGCTAAGCTGTCTATACCTAGTTCAGTTTCCCCGACAATAAACAAATTTTCTTTAGGATAATTGATCTCAACATCTTCACCAAAGAAAGTTCTAAAAAATCTTTCGGTTGAGAATTTAGTTCCTTTAACTCTAAAGAAATCAGCAAATTCTCTAATAACTTCTCTTGGACTTACAAATTGATTTTGTGAAACGCCTAAAGCTATTTCTCTAAACATTAAATCTAATTGCTGTAATGTATTAGCTTCAACGTCTCTAATAATTTGTAAATCATTAATTAGATCGCCAATATTTGTATCACTGTCTAAATTTTCATAATATGCATCAAGGAATGTAATTAGTGTAGGATACTCAGTTGTAAAGTATTCTGGCAAAATTTCTTTTACCAGACTTTGCTTTACTGAAATAGGTAAACGATTGAGATCCTTCAAAGTTTGCATTATAATGTTACTCTCGTATTCTGATCATCTGTTAGCGCGATTGATTTTGTTTTTTGTGGATCAAGTTTAAGAATGTAATTTCTTAAAGGTCTAACAACTGCAGGATTGTTTGGTGTTACAGTAAATTTTATAAATGAATTACCACTTTGAACAGAACTTGCTGCAAAGTTATTTAAACTTACTACGCCAGTTGTTGTGTTATACGATCCAATATTGTTTTGAACAATTTCTGCTGATGTAGCATTTACTACTTCTATTTGAGTTGTTCCTAATTTATTTCTAGCATATACTAAAACGCCGTTTGGGTTATAATAGTTTTCTGAAATAACTCTATGAAATTCGTCATCAGGAGAAGCAATAGCAACTGGGAAATTTAAATCATATGCTAAAGCAGTTGCACCAAATGTTGGAGCTAATCTTAACTGAACACCAACATCAATTTTGGAAGAAAGAATCGCTGCATCTAATTCATCAATATCAGCTAAAAGTTGAGATCTTCTAAATACTTTATCAAATGAATTTAAATTTTCATTGAAGTAAGAAATCATTAAATTTTTAACTCTGGTTTCCATATTACCAGCTGTTAATCCAGTTAAATCAGGATCATAATTAAATGATGTTGTTAATTCAAGATATACATCTTCTGGATTTACAAATTTTGCAGTAACAGAAGTTACAGAAAGTGGATCAATTAATTGTGATTGAATTTGATTCTGCACTGTTGTTTTTGTGGCTTGTGATGTAGATTCTGGAAATTGTAAACTAATATAAACCTTACCATAATCAATTGGCAAATTCTGATCCCCACTCCAAGCTTTTACAGCTGAAACTGAAGAATATTTAGATTTTATTTGTGCTTCATAATCTAAAGGTGTAACTAATCTTTGTTGAGTTGCAAAAGCTACCGGGGCAGTTTGTCTAATAGATTCAATTGTTTGCTTTTCACTTCCACCAACTGATTTAGATAAAGTAGTAACTGATTGTGAATAAGAAGTAGAATCGACAACTATTTCTCCAGTTGTTGAAAACGATGACCCACCATTTGCTGCTGCACCAGATGCTCTAATGTATCTTACAACAACCTTTCCTCCTATTGGAGGCGTTTTTCCAAAAACAACACCATCACCAAAACTTAGTTCAAATTGTCCATTTGGAGCTTCTTTTAATCTATAGTATGTTGAATCAGAATTTACAGTGATTGCTTGTGACATAGATGTATATTCGGTATATGAACTGGAAGTAGTTGTATCATAAACAAAAACTTTAGCTGTTGATGTATCAATTTCTTCATCTGGTATAATATAAATTTGATATTCACCGCTTTCACCGACATAAAAAGTTTTAGTTACAACTTCTCCTTCATACGCAATGATTTCTTCTTCACCGTCATCATTTTTAAATGTGTATAAGCCAGCACCATTATCTGAAGCTTCATAAGTGTCTTTAGTATAAAAAGTATAAGACACATCATCAATTGTTGTCGTATATGCAGAATTTTCAGGTAAAGTAATTGTTGCTGGCTTAGGAGCGGCAGAAGAAAGATCGACTGTAACTTTTAACGCAACTTGAGATGAAGTTTTGGATCGTACATTTAAACCAAGTGTGTCTGCATGACTAACAACAGAACTTCTTAATTGGGCAGTGTTTAAAAAAGCTTCGTTTAAAGCAAAATTTGCAGTTAATGCATTGAAGTGAGTATTATATGCTAGAACATCTAAAATGTTAGAAAGACCAGAAGCTTCAAAATCATAATCGGCAAACTCATCTTGATTAGCAAGATAAGTTTTTAGTTTTCTTTTTATACCTTCAAAATCAAGTGAGGTAGAAGTAATGTTTGTGGCCATGTTATCTTAACCTTGATATTGCTGTTTCTAATATTACAACTTCTTCAGTATTAACTACTTGAAATTGTACTGAAACTGTAACTAAGTTGTTTTCTGGTTTTGCGTTTACTATTATTTCTAAAATTTTAGCTCTAGGTTCATAATATTCAATTGCATTAGTTACATTTTCTCTTATTTCATCTCCGGCATCTTCATCTGCTAATTCAAATAATAATCCTGCTATATCACCACCAAAAAATGGTTTAAATGGTTTTTCAAAATAGTTAGTCATTATTAAATTTTTAACAGACTGCTTTACTGCCGCAGCATGAGTTTTTTTAAATACATCACCTGAAGTTTTAGCTGCAAATGACAAATCAATATCCTTGTAATCAATATTACGCGAGGATACTAAACTTTTTATATTTAAATCTTTATCTTCATTTGCAAAAGATTTTCTGGCCATGTAAAACTCTTTTTTCTTTATTTATATCTAAGTTCAACCAAAGATTCATCACTCTGAATTTTTTCGTTCCAGTAAGTAGTCAACTTTCGGTCATATTTTGCGGTGAATGTTTCAGGTATTTCTGGAATAATAATAGCTAATTGAGCTTTAAATCCATCATTTTGTCGAGGATCAAATTTATCATATCTTAAAGATAGCTCTTGATATTGGAAAGAATCTTTTACAAACTCTGCAAACTCAAATAATTTGTCAAATGATTCTTCTCCAGTAGAGTTGTTATAAAGCTCATAAACTATAGCTCTACCGGTTGTACGATAGTCTAGAACGCTGTCTGGTGTTATTGTTTCATTTGCGTATTGTTTATATAACCCTTCAGCAACTAACAAGGAATACCCGTTAAAAGATTCTAAAGAATCAAATGTTGTAATTACATTTGTTTGAACTGCTAAATTTCTTGCAATTTGTTTTCTTTCAGATAAACTTGTTATATGATTTAAGTTGTGAGCATCACCAATTCCGCCTAAAAATCTAGCAATAGTTACATTTCTATGAAGCCTTGTTCTTGCAGTTATTTCACTTAAATTGTTTGGATTATAATTTGGATCAATTGCAAAATTAAAATTACCGGCCTTTAATAATCCAGGAGATTGCTGATATCTTCTTTTAACAAAGCTTCTATCTGGTCCAATAGCCGAATGGCCAATATTAATAGTATCTTCAGTTGTAACAACTCTACCTACAGGAGGAGGTGTTGAATTATTAAAAGAAGGAGAAAGTTTGCCTTCAGCTATTTGTGTTGAAACAAATTCTTTATTTTCTAAGTGTGCTGGATTTTTTGTTCTTGCACGAACTTCAGCAATTTCTAATTCTCTATCAGAAACATTTCCATTGTCAAATGACCTATCAATAGTATTTTTAATTCCATCATCTTCATCAACACTTACTTTTCTAATACCTTTATTTGAATTGTCTAAGTAATCAGTTAATAAAACTCCAGTTGGTAATGCTGTCGCAGTAGTATCTCTAGCTGTTGAATCTATTCTTGGACCTGGAACACCGCCAGTAGATCTTCCACTAGCAACTGCTGCTTTTTTAGAAAAGTTAGCAGTACCATTTAAGCTTCCATGAAATGTAGTAGCATACATTGCAGTAGCACTAACAGTTTCTGCCCATACAGTTTTTTGTGTATGCATATTTTTATTATACATAATAATGTTCTCACCACCAATTGTACCAGTGTCGCCAAATACCGACATTGATTGACCAGCAACATTAACATTATTTCCTGAAATATCTAAATCAGTTTCACTTGTAAAATTGACACCAGATTTATGATTATAATAACCTTCACCATGAATTAATTGTTTGAAATCACCTTTAATATAATTACTAAATCCACCTAGAGTAATATTTAAAGTTTTACCAAGTCTCATTGACTGATAAATTCCTTTAACTGTTTCCCTAGCATTACCTAATATTTTTTTACTGACTGAACCTAAAACGTTTGCTACCACAGATCCTTTAACTTTAAAAATAAAGTTTCCGCCTACAGTTACATTCATATCACCTGTGACATTTAAATCTAAATTTCCATAGTAAGTTAATTTCCCATCTCCACCAACTGTCAAATGATAATCAGCACCAGCTACATGTACTTGATCAGTTTTAGAATTAGTAACAATCGTCCCATCAGGCCTGATATCAATACCAGATCCACTACTATGTTTGATTAAGATTCTTTCTCCACTTGGAGTATCATTTAATTCTATGATATGCCCGCCAGGGGTCTGGTCTATTTTTGCTCTTTGATAAACAGTTGCAACGTCTTGTTGAACTTTATTAGCTGAACCAGCTTGACCTAGTTTAATATCTAAATTGTTTATTTGGTCTCCACGCGCTGCTCTATTTACACCAGGCTCGTTATTATATTTGGGATATTGCAAAGAAGGATCTAAAGTCTGATCTACCGCACCGGTTGAATTGACCCGCGCTTCACCATATAATGCGTATTGTTGCTCAAGCGAAAGGTCTTCTTGATTTTCTGCCATAATTTTTCCTAACTTATAATATTAAGTTGAGCTGTAGATAGAGGCCCTTGATTTGCAGCTATAACATTATTTTTTCCGAATTTTGCTGAAACATAATCTGGAACACTAAAACCCGGATCCGGTCTTCTACCTGGACTAATATCATTATGTCCAAAAGCTTGACCACCTGGCCAGACAGCGAAGAAACCTTTAAGCCAATTATTAAAAGAACTCATTTGAGAATCAGTAATAGATTCAGCACTCACATATCTTTGATAATTTGGTGTTCCACTATTACAATTATATCCAGCCACGAAACTAATTCCAATACTATATTTATTGTGACCTAATGCATGGGCCCCTTCTATATTAACTGGTCTACCTCTCTCAATAACACCATTTCTCTTTATTATGTAATGATATGGTATACCTTCAAATGAATAGTCACTTCTATTAATAACCATGTTGTGAACTTCCCGCGCACCAATGTGCCCTTGATTATTAAAGGTTGCAGTCCAATGCGCAACACATTCTGTAACTTCTCGTGTCATACCTCTAAATTCTGCAATCAATTCTTCTACTGAAGAAACTTCAGTAAAATTATAAATGTTTAAATTAGTATTTTTACCTCTCCAGAGTTTAGAAGAACTTGGATTAACTTCTTTAATAGATCCAGTTTTATTTCCAAAAAATTCTGTAGAAGTTGAATATTCTTTTATTTGAGTTGATGGCGTTCTAGGTATATTAACTATAGATTCTTCAAAAGTACCTAAATCAACTTTAGGACTTATCCAAGGCGTAAGCCTAGATATAGATTTATTAGGATCTTTTGATATTGATAAATCTCTCACTGCATTAGAAACAACCGAAGCTGGGACATCACTCTTTACTAGTTTTCTAATTTCTCTTTCAATATAATTATCAATTTGTAAAGATACATTATCTAATATGCCAGTTCCTAATTGTGGAACTGCATCATCAATTCTTCTTCCTAATTCTAAAATAGAATCATTTACTTCAGAAACAACTGCACTAATATCACCATTAACATCAATTGAATTATAAGACGTAGGCCCAACTTGACTTAATTCTTCTGGTAAAATTCCTGATATTACGTTTTCATAGGAAGGAGTAGAACCTAGTTTTAAATTAAAAACACTTTTAATAGATTGCGGTCTATTTGATAAAACTATTTCATTTAAAGATCCATTTCCTGCTGAAGAGCCCGTGATTTTATTTAAGTCGGTCGAATTAGAAACACTTTTTGTTAGTACTGCACTGAAACCGGGAACATCTGGTGTTACAAAAATAACAGAAGGATCGTTTTCATATCCGCTTCTATATTCGTCTAAATTATTAGTTAAAGAGAAAAGCCCATTTATAATTTCTCCTTCTGTTCTACCTAAAACAGAAAGTCTTGTTGCAGAAACTTTATTAGATGAAATATCTATTTCTGCTGTGAATCTATCAACTTCTGCTTTAATTCCAACATTTTTTAAAAGCTCATTTACTAAACTTGTGGAAATATTAATACTAATCATCTTGCAAACCTTCTATACGAATCAATTGCAGCACCAATTCTAGTTGATAAACTTGGCGATGTGTATTCGCCATTAACAATTTCAAATGCAGGACGTTCATAATATCTTGAAATAGCAATTGCTGCTTCTTCTGGTGTCGATGCATTTTTTATTTTTCCATAAGCATTTGATTCAGTAGTTTGTAATTCATACATTACAAAGTTTAATTGCGCGGTAAGAGACCTGTAATCTAAATTGTTTTCTGCTGAGTATGACATTAATCTTTCTCTTCTATCACCACGCCATTGTGCAAGGCCTTCAGATCTTTTTCCTAAATCATTTGGATTTACGGCTTGTGGATTAAGTCTTGACTCAGCATAAAAATTTCCAATAAACCCTGCTGCTTGTGCTGGTGATAAGCCTTTATCAGTTAAAAAATTAAATATTTTTTCTGCATTTGTATCTCCATCAAGAAATGTGTCTATTTCACTATCTGGCGCAGAATTATCAAATGAAGGTTCACGAGGATCAAAAGGATCTGGTCTATTGTTTAAAGTTGGTGAATCCGAAGAGGATGGAAGAGTAAATTCTTTAGTGTGTATAGATCCAAGAACAAATGGAATTTGAGATGATTTTCCATCCATAAAAAAACCAAACACCAGTGCACCTGGTAAAATTTTAGCATGCTGGCCGATGCCAGAAATTCCACCTTCGGTAGAAGGAATTAAACACTGTGCCCAAGGTAAATGCGCGTCTGGTAAAAGAGTTTTGTCTTGTGAATGAACACCATATACTCTCACCTGAACTCTTCCTAAAAATTCTGGATCAGCTATATCAATAACTCTTCCTAAGAACCAGTTGAATTCTTCTCCGTAATGTTCTCTACTAAATGCCTTCATGTTTTTTCAACACCTCTAGATTGGGCCATTTTAGCACACATTAAATTAACAGTATATCTATTAGCAGTGAAAACATGTCTTGCTGCATAAACAAAATATTGTCCTGATCTTTTATTATCTCTTTCTATATCTAAAAACATATCATCATTAATATGAAACTCGACATCAATAATATTTCCAATAGTTAAATTTTTGTCTTTTAATAAAAAGTTTTTACCGGGCACATTAATATCAATTGGAGCTTTTAGAAGAAAATGTCTTAAAGCTTTTTGTTTTACTTTTTGTTCATGCAAAGCTGCTTCTTCATCTTCATGGTAACTTTTAAAATTTTCCCAATCAGAATAAACTCTACTTGTTGCAATCTGATTTATTTCTCTTGAAGATTGTTGATGAATATTAGCATCTTCATCAAATACTGGGTCTACTTGAGGTTCTCTGAAAACATTACGTGCGATCATACTTTCATATACTTTAGTTATGTCATGCTTAACTTCATATTGATCGCCTTTATATAAATCAAAGAAATTCCATTTTGACCCGACATAGCCATTTCTTACTAATTTAAGCACATCTTCAGTATTTGAAGTTTTATAAGCCTGTATAATATAACTATCATCTAAAGTGCCACCTGATGGTTCAGTTGCGTCTGTTTTAGGGCCGAATGCTTGATTAAAAATATATGGTGTTTTTTTGTTGATTGGGGGCAAATTTAAAATAGTTTCCAAATCAATAAATCTAATTTTGTCATCAGCAATAGTTGAGTATAAAAAGTATGGAGAACCAAATGCATCAGGTGTTCCATCTTTAATCCAATTAGCTGCATCTAAAGGTGTCATGTTTGGAACAATGGCTCTAATTTTTTTAAAGCCTGTTTTTGGAACATGCATCAACTCACGATTTAAATGGTCTTTTAATATTTTTTCAATAATTTCGTGGTGATAACCTTGATAAGATTGCTGTACGTTTTTTAACCTAGATTCATACGCGTGATCCTCGACCAAGTCTAATAAAAACATTTCATTTTGGTCATTAGCTTTCACAGCTTGAGCAATTCTAACTACTCTAAATTTTTTAGTAATTTGATGGTCAGCTAATTTATCATCTGTCTTTATACTTATTTCTACTTTTTCAGTGCCCAGCCAGTTAATTTCATTATACAAGTTAGCATTATCATTAAACAATATTGTTCCAGTTAGATATGGTTTATCAACATGCTCAAACATATTAATCTCACTTATCATATATGTGAGATCAACTTGAAAGTCAAATCTATCAGCCGTGATAATTACTTTTTCAAAAGTAAAATCGAATGGAGTAGTAAATGTATCATTACTAGTAGACATTATAATCCTGACATTGCATTTTCAAATGCTCTTACAATCTGTGATATGTTATTTTCTCTAATAACATTAATCTCTTTAAGCGCATCATTAGCTTCAACGTATCTATCTAAGAAAGTTATTTCAGTTAATAAATTACCAGGTCCGTTTTCTGGATCTATGTCCACAACATGTCCACTAGCATTTTCATAATGATGTGCTGATAAATATTCGTTTGAAACAGAATTTGTAGTCACTGTGTTAGTTCCATCTGATATAACTTCAGAAGCTTGGAATGATTTGCTATTTGTAGATTTAACTACAATTTGGCCTAAATCAACATTTCTTTTAATGACTATACCAGTAGCAGCAGACCCAGCTCCAGTTACAGTGTCACCAACTTTAAACTTATCGAAGAATAAATCACGTGTTACAATTGTAACATTTGGATAATCTTTTTGCGCTTTTTCTAATAAATTGTTATAAGATAAAGGCCAGCCATTTCTTCTAATATGATCGTTCATAAAATAAAATGTCCAGTAATATGCTGTAGTGCCATATAGTTTTTGAGATAAAACTTCTGGACGATCACCTTCGAGTATATTATATTTACGATAAAAAGACGAGTTATCTTTTACAGAGTCTATAATATCTACATAAGCACTTATATTTTCAAATCCTGTAAAAGTAGATTCATTTCCAAACTTATATAATGTTTCGGGAAAATTTATAAAGTACATTAGAAACCACCTTCCACAATATCTTTTTTATCAAGTGTTCTAGCTTCAACAAATGATAAACTTATTTGCGTTTCTTGGAAATTGCCATCTTCAAAAAACGACATATGATTAGGATTATAATTTGTTTGAAATGTTCTTAAATATGATTTTAAAATTCCAGTTGCTATTTTTTTATTATCATATTCAATTGATATAGCAAATTTGTTAGGGAACTTATAACCATATGAAACAGGAGAACCAATTGATTCTGGATATAATTCTGTTCTAAAAAATTTAATAATGTTTGTTATTTCTCTTGCTTCTTTTGGAGACTTAGGAATCATGTTAAAAGTAAAAGAAAATTCGCGAAGATTCACAGATCTAAATAATGCTCTAGTGTTAGGATTAGGCGTTGTTTGCAATGCACTTCTCACAGCTCCAGAAACACCTTCTCCTAATGCCCCAGATGCTTTCGCGGCTGCAGCTCTTGCTGCGTCCTGTGTCATATTGCCTCTAAAAAAATCAGCCATGCTATTGATTGCATTTCCAGTTTCAGTAAATAAAGCTTCTAGAGGAGCAGACCCAGATTGAATACTACCGGCTATACCCGCCCCGAATGCACCTAAATTTGTATTTTCAATAGAAACTCCATCAGATATTTGGATTGATTGCGGTAAATAAATACTACAACTATTTCCGGTTCTACGAACTCTACTTGAATTCAGTAAAAAGGGTTCATCCTTTCCATCTAACCTTGGAGATAAGTTCCCACCTCCATTACCATTAATCTCATTATCTGAACTTCCAAGCAGTCTTCTCATAGCATTAATGGACCTCTGAGAAATATCCGGAGGAATTGTCTCATAGACGTCAAATTTAATTCTGCCCTTATATTTGTCTTGATCTAAGATCGGGAATTGTAAACCAGCCATATATTATTCCAATAAATAGAAATGCGTTGTTATTATTTATAAAGATATTATGGCATATAGAGGAAAATACAAAGTCAAAAACATGAAGAAGTATAGAGGCGATCCAGATAACGTCATCTATCGCTCTATGTGGGAACGACATTGCTTTAAATGGTGTGATGAAAATTCATTTATTGTAGAATGGAGTTCAGAAGAAATAGTAATTCCATACTACTATGACATAGATAAAAAATATCACAGATATTTTGTAGATTTAAAAATTAAAACAAAAGAAGGAAAAGTTATTCTTATCGAAATAAAACCTGATAAAGAAACAAAACCTCCAAAATATCCTGGCCGGCAAACAAGAAGATATATTACTGAAGGAATGACATACGTAAAAAATCAAAACAAGTGGAAAGCTGCCGAATCTTTTGCAAAAGATAGAGGTTGGCAATTTCAAATTTGGACAGAACATACACTTGAAAAAATGGGGATTAAACCTAAACCTTTGAAAAAACTTCCACCCTTTAAGAAAAAGAAAAAGAAATGAGCATACATGTAAAAAATCCTAAATCAACATTTATACACATTCCAAAAACCGGTGGAGAATCTATTAGCGATTGGATGCAAGCAATGCATGGAACCACGTTCAAACCTGGAGAAAAACATTATACGTATTCTCAAATGAAATCTAGATATAAAAATCTTGGGTTTACATGGACAGTGGTAAGAAATCCTTGGGATAGAATTGTTAGTGGTTATCATTACTATAAGAGGAAAAACGCTAGAATATTAAGACAGAAAAAACGGCCGATCGAAAGCTTTGAACAATTTTTAAAGTATGAAAATTTCGGTAAGACTTTAGAAATTCCACAGAGTAAATTTGTTCCTGCCCATATAGATTATGTAGTTAGATTTGAAAACTATGAAAATGACTTTAAACAAATACAAAAGTTCTATAATAAAAGAAACCCTTTGCCTCATAAAAATAAATCTACTCACACTCACTATTCAGAATATTATACAGAGCAATGGATGATTGATGTAATTGAAAGACGTTTTGGAGAAGAGATAAAACGATATAATTACGATTTTACATATAAATAATAGCATGGCAAATTTATTTAAACAACTTGAATTAGAAGCATTTAGAGCAGGAATTCAACCAAGAACACGTCAATCAATAGACTGGTTTAGAAAGAAAGCTCAAAGATTAAGAGTCAACAATCGAGCATCTCTTATGAGAGAAGAACCGATTCAGTTGAAGTCTAGAAACGTACCTGGAAGTATGTTTATGTTTTTTTACGATCCAAAGTTTAAAGACAAGCTTCCATATTACGATAGCTTCCCATTAGTAATTATTGTAGACTCTGCTCCTGGTGGTTTTTATGGTTTAAACCTACATTATCTTCCACCTTTACTTAGAGCAAGATTTTTAGATGCTTTAATGGATAATACAAATAATATGTCGTATGATGAAACAACAAGATTTAGACTTAATTATGAGCTACTAAAAAAATCAGCAAGACTACGATATTTTAAACCATGCTATAAGCATTATTTAAATGAACATGTAAGAAGTAGATTTGCATATGTACCTCCGCCCGAATGGGAAATTGCTGCGTTTTTACCAGCAGCTGATTTCCAAAAATCGAGCAAACAAAAAGTTTATAGTGATTCAAGGAAAGCTCTATAATGCTAAGAATCGAAGAATTTAAATCTGCTATTAGAAAAGGAATAGCTAGGAGCAACTTATATAGAGTTGACCTACCATTTATTCCAGGTGGCGGTGATGCTACTACAGCTGAAAGAAATTATCTTTGCAAAGCAGTAAATCTACCAGGCCGGCAGATTACAACAAATGAAAGACAGTACGGCGTGAAAGCTGAAAAGATGCCGTATGGTTTTTTACATGATGATGTAAGTTTAACTTTTAATGTAACAAATGATTATGCTCTTAAATTATATTTTGAAGCATGGCAAGCAAGAATCATTAATCCTGTAACATATGAATTAAGCTACAAATCTAATTATGCTAAAAATGTAAACATCCATCAATTAGACCACAATGAAAATGTAATATATACATGTAAACTACTTGAAGCATATCCAACGACAATGAATGCTATTCAATTAAGTGATGAACAAAATGGATTAGTTGAAATTAATGTTCAACTATCCTTTAAAGATTGGAGACCTGAATAATGGCTTTACCTAAACTGAATGACAATCCAAAGTATGATCTTGTTATACCCTCAACAAATAAACAGGTAAAATTTAGACCATATCTAGTAAAAGAAGAAAAAGTCTTAATGCTTGCTTCTGAATCTGGAGATCAGAAAGCAACTCTTGGCGCGATTGTTGATACACTAAAAGCTTGTATCACAGAAGATATTAATGCTAATGAACTCACTACGTTTGATGTTGAGTATATGTTTACTCAAATTAGATCAAAGTCTGTAGGCGAATCTAGTAGAATAAACGTTACTTGTAATAGCTGTAACCATCAAACAGAAGTTGATGTTCCTTTAGACGAAATTAAAATGGACATTCCAATTGTTGATCCTAACATCGAATTAACAGACCAAATTTCTCTTAAAATGAAATGGCCAAGTTATGTTGAAGTAATGGAACAAGATTTAGCTGATAAAAATGAAACACAACAAACGTTTGAATTATTG